GGCGGCGATCTCAGCTTCTGCCAGAGCGTCAATCCTCGCTGCTTCCAAGTCACGGCAGGCGGCGGCTACGTCGGCGGGAACAGTGCGAAAATGCCAGGTGACCACGTCGCCGTCCGCGCATCGCCACCGCACGTCCAGGCCGTCTCCGGGGGTGCTTTGCTCGATGATCATGATTTGGTGATCTCCAACAGCAGCGTCACGCGGGTGACGGTGGCGGCTGAATCGACGCTGAACGCTAACACATCGCCAGCGGTAACGGCCGTCGTCCATCCGGTCAGCGTGCCGTCTTCGCTCTTGGTCGCGCTGCTCAGCGTCGGTGGCGCGGACGCCGTAATTGAATCCGCGTCCGTCGGCGGGGCGTTGGCGTAGGTGTCCTTCCAAACGTCGATTACTATGGTTCCGGATTGATCGGCCAGCAGCGTGGCTTTGGTGATCGTCCCGGCATACGGGACGCGGACAAATCCTTTCAGGCCCGTGGTGATCGCAGAGCCTCCCCCGTCAATCGTGATGCCGACCTGTCCGGTGCGGACGCTGGCCTTGGTCTGGAGAGTGGCCCCTGAAGTTTCCAGGCCGGCGCCGACAGCAGCGTGCGTCAGCTTCGATTCGCTGTCGTCCCAGAAGACCAGCTTGTCAGCCCCGGCGTCGTCGGCCTGCAGCTCCTGGGTGGACAGTGAAAACACGTCCGTAACGCTCGCCGCCAGCGTCAGGGCGTCGTGAGCGCCGCCAGCCGGCGCGGCCCACGTGCCGTCGGCGCGGAGGAAATTCGAGCTACCTCCTCCCAGCTTCGGTAACAGCCCGTGTCTGCCCGTCGTCGCGTCCAAATCGGTGTTGTCGTCGGGAGTTCCGAGATCGTCCAGTTTGGTTGCGGCCGGCAGGTAGACTCCGCTGTGGTTGTGCCCAGCCAAGGCGAAGTATCCGACGTCCTGCTGGCTCGCCGTGCCAAGCCCATGCACGCCCGTGGTCAGTGCCGCGTGGGTCGCGACCGCCCCGGCGGGCTCGTAGGTGCCGGTGTGGTTGTGCCCCGCGGTGGCGTAGGCGGTGGACGCGGTGTAGGCGGCGCTGCCGAGCGTCCCGCCCGTGGTCACGGTCAGCGTCTGGCCGGCGGTGATCGCCAGCCCATGCACGCCCGTGGTCAGCGCCGCGTGGGTCGCGACCGCCCCGGCGGGCTCGTAGCTGCCGCCGGGTTCGTCTACCCATTCGGTATCGAAATCGTCGTCAGAAGCTTTGGCCAGCACTTGGCCAGTCGTGCCGCCGGAGGCGATGCCTTCGCCTGCCGGGCCTTGCCACTCCAGCCACACGGCAGCGCCTGCCGACGGATCAACGCAGAGGTAGACTGTATCCGCGGCGGTGTCCCACCACTGTGAGCGAACCTCGTAGCCGTCGCCGGCGTCGTCATTCACCGTGGGGGCCGTGGTCGCACTGAGGTTGCACTTGACCGGATCGAGCGTCCCGTTGGCGGACAGGTATAGCAACGCCGGCCGCTGGCCCACAATCGGTGTCCCACCGCCGACGCCGGCGATCTGGCGTTCCTCCTTGCAGAGCAGCTCGACCTCGATCCCCGTGTTGTCCTGGTCGACCACGGCGCCGATGTGCAGCGCGACCAGTCCCCACAGCAGATAGTGACGTTCGGTCAGCGGGTTGCTCGGGTCCTGGAAACAGCGGACGCGGTGTGTTGCCTCCGCCCAGACCTTCTGCGCGCGGATCAGCTCGAGCGACTGCATCAGCTCGATCGAGCACGGGAGCCCGGACAGGACCAGCGTTGGAGCGCCCGTCCGGCGGCCGCGGACGTCCAAAGCCGTCGACGGCAGATAGACGTCCACCTGGTGGCGAAACTGGCCCGGGTTGAATCGCGGCATAGGAATCTCGCTGTACCCCAGGGGCTGCTAGACCCACTGGGCTAACGCCGAAGGTGCGTCTACGCGTCCCAGTACTCGACCAAGTCGTCGCCGCAACGATGGGCTTCGAGGATCATGTCCGCGGCCCGCAGCTCCGCGTTGTTGGGCTGGTTGTGGTCGCGCATCCAGTACGCCTTGACGAGCATCAGGATCGCCTGGCGGAACCACTCGTGCTCTTCCGGCAAGTCGCCCGCGTTGTCGGCGACGCCCGCCGTGTAATCGATCTCGACCGCGTCCGGCTCGTCGTAGACGGTGGGCCACGCTTGACCGGACCGCAGACAGATTTCCGCGGGCTCCCGTTCGGCCAGCACGCGGTAGACGGTAGTCGCCAAGGTCTGCTGTTCGCCGGCGGCGTCAAAGTAGCGGATGGCTTGGACTGACTGCAACGGAGGCAGGGGCAACGCAATCCGGCCGGCGCAGGGAAACGTGTCAATCGTCAGGCGATACGCGGCGGTCAGCAGCTGGCGGCCGCTACGGACGGTGGCTTGCTGCGTGGCGGCCTTGATCAGCCTGGCTAAATGCTCGTCGTGATAGGTGATCGCCGTCGCTACCTCGACCTCCTTTTTCGCCTCATCGAGGCTCACGGCCAAGCCTGCCGTGGTGCCTACGGTCGAGATCTGCGAGTGCAGGCGGCGCAAGGAGTACATGGTCACAGTCCCCCTTGCGGTTGCAGGCGGCGGATGAACTCCCGCAGCTGCTCTAGGGTCATGCGGCAGGGCTGCGTTTCGGCGTCCTTGCGCAGCTCTTCAATGCTCGCGTTGACGGCAGCCGTCGCCGCGGTCTGCGCGGCCAGCGCGTCCCGCAACGACGTCAGGACGTCGATGCCGCGCAAGCCGAGCCACACGAACGTGCCAAATTGAATCAAGCAGAATCCGGCAAACCCGTATTGCAACAGCGGGCCAAGGGCGACGAGCGGCGCGGAGGGGTCCATGTCACTTGCCTTTCTTGCCCCGAGCAGTCTTGCGGCGGCCAACGCGATCGCGGAGCCGGATCTCCTTGCCGTTCGTGTCGCAAATCACCAGCCGGTAGCGACGCATCGCCTTGGGGACGATGACCGTCGCTTTTTCCTCAAACAGGTCGACCAACTTGAAAAACACCCCGTCATCGATTCCGAGGACACGGCCGGTGCCGACTTTGGCGACCAGGGTTTCGAGCGCCGCCTCGGACTTGTCCCAGCACTTGCCGGCGATCGCCGATTGCTGGCGGCAGGTGTGGATCAGCTCTCGGACCGCTGGCGACGCACGGCGCGACGCGGCCCGCGGCTTGGCAGCGCGGGCCTGGGGTGGTTTCGGCGTGGGTCGAGTGGCAGCTCGCCGGGGCATGGCCGTGTCGTTTCTATCGGCGCGGCCGGGGGATGAGCCCGGCCGCTGGTCCCCCCGGCGCGCCGGGGCTGACGAGCCAGGGAGTACGTGCTGTGTCCCGGGCAACAGCCGGGGTTACTTCGTGCCTTCGGCGGGACGGATCAAGCGCTTGCCGTAAATCGTGCCGCTGGTCAGGTTGGTCTGCGGGCGGCTCTTGCCGCGGTACTGGATAGCCCAGAGGTTTTCCAAGGTGCTGGACGTACCGCGTTGGGCGATGCAGCGGACGTACCGTTCCCGCGGTTGGACCAGGTCAATCCATTGATCCTCGTCACTGGCGCCGGACAGGTCGACCTCGCCACCCGCCAGATCGGCGGCATCGGACATGTTCGACGCCGCGCCTTGCTCCACATGAATCAGGTTGTTCGCGGCCGGGGTGCCGTAGCTGGTGACGAACAGGACGCCGTCCCAGCCGGCCATGTCGATCGTGCTGCCGGTCACGTCGCTGGTGGCGGCGCCGGCCGCGTCGGCACACTTGGTGATCAGGACGTTCTCGGACAGCAGTTTGGATTGCGCCCACGTGGGGGCGGACAAGCAGACCACGGCGATCGCCGCGAGGGTGACAACCAGCAGTTTGCGCAGGGGGTTCATGCGGAATCCTTTTTCTTGCGAACGGGCTTGAGGGGAGGCGGACCTTCCTGGACGGCGATGGCCCGGCCGCTGGCGATCAGCGTCTGGGCTTCGTCGGCTGGGAGGTCCACAATGGAACCGCGCCGCTGTCGGTGGCGATCGGCGACGCGATTGATTTTGAGTTTGATCTTCACTGTCACAGTCCGTTGCGAGAGATCCGCCGGCGCCTGCCGGCTTGGCGTTAAACGACGTCCGTCGCTTACGCGTGCTGTTGCAGGTACTTGACCGGGTGCGTGCCGGCGTCGATCAGGGCGCCGTCCACTCGCATGAACGCCACGAACCCTTCTTGGTCGTAGTCGGCGTAACGCTCGACCAGCCGCCGCAGGCGGATTCCGCGGACCCGGCGGACGACGTACTTGGAGAAGTCGCCGAACAGGGCCGTCTTGTACGTCGCCGTCAGCGTGCTGGCCAGGTCGTTGTTGAACCACAACCGCTTGCCCATGATGCTGTCCGGCTCGCCACTGGCCAGGCCGGACAGGTAGAAGTCGCCGTTGGTCGCCTGCAACTTGCGGACCTCCGCGGCGATCAGGTCGTTCATCATCCAACCGACTTGCGGCCCGGCGCGATAGGCGCGGTCCACCGAATGGTACAGGTCGATCAGTTCCGTTTCGTCGATCGCCGTGGCGCTGGCCGTAGTCTTGCCCAGCGTGGCCGCCGTCAGGATCCCCGTGGGGCCCGCGGCGCCGTCGCCCGTGGTGCACTTGGTGTTGACGATCCGCCCGAGGCGTTGCCCGAGGGCCGTCCCCAACCAGGTCACCAGGTCAAAGGCCGCGTCCTCGATCAGTTCGACGGGGACCTTGACCAGCTTGGACGAGAACTTGTACGCTCCCAGGTTCACCGCGGCGACGGTCGGGTCAACGCTCGATCCGATGTCCGATGATTCCCCGAGCTGCTCGCCCGTGTTGCCCGTGTCGTTCACCGTCGGCCACGGCAGATCGTTGCCGGCGTCGGTCGTGATGACGTTGCAGGCTTCCAGCATGGGGCCGAAATACAGCAGGGCCGTCTCGAGCTGGGAGACGAAACCCTCGGGCACCATGTACCCGCCGCTGCCGCCGGTCACGGCGGACATGTCGCGCCGCTCCGGATGGACGCGGGTCACTCGGAATCGCAGCTGGTTGAACGACCGGCTGTCCAGCAGGCTGATTCCCATCTCGCGGGCCGAAAGCTGGATCCCGCACTGGGCGGCCGCCTGGGCGTCGCGCTGATCCACGGGCCGGTTGTACTGGCTCAGGAACCACGCTCGCAAGCCGGCTTCAAAGGCGTCCGCCCGGTTGGTCCGGTCGTTGGTCCGCCGGTCGCCCGTGTCGCCGTTGCCGTCGCTGGGCAGCTGCTCGCCGCGGGAATTGTCCAGTTCGGCAGCGCGGGCCACGGCCTGGGCCGCGGCGTTCTCTTCCTGCAAGGCCCGAGCGCATTCGTTGTAATCCGCGTTGCGGGCGTCCCACTGGGCTTTGCTTTCGCCGGGCCACAGCTCCACGTCCTTGCCGGCGTCGTGCTTGGCCTTGCGGGCCTGCAGCTCGCCGGCCATCGTGCGGATCTGCTCGTTCAGCTGGCCGCCGAGCTCCCGCAGTTCCTTCAGCGAGACAACCTTTTCCACGCCCTGAATCTTGATTTTCGGCATTGCCTGATTTCCTGAAAGGGTTCCCGATCGAACAAGTCTGAGTCTCGCGCCGCCGTCAAGCTGCGCGCCGTGTTTACCGTTTCGCTCGCAGACGATCCTCCAGCAACTCGACCTCCCGCAGGCGGGCTTGGACTAGCGCAGTATCCCAGTCGCCCGCGCGGCGTTGGCCAGCCAGCCAGGCGTCCCGGTCCGCCGCCAGAGCCTGCAGGCCGCCAGCGTCGCCCATCGCACGGACGCCGGCGGTCGTCCCCATGTACGCGGGGAACGTCACGGGGCCCGACTCCAACAGCTGGACCTTTTCGAGCTGGCGAATCCAGACCTCGCGGCCGTCGCGGTATTCTTGCACCCAACTGGTACGGACTGGGAAAAACATAATCGAGGACCCGTCGACGTCGCCGCGCTGAATCGGAGCCAGGACCTGGTCCCGAACCGCCTGGGTGTCAGGCGGAGTGACGCGGTATCGCAGGCCCACCTGGTCAACGCTCAGTTGCAGCGTCTGCGGGTCGGACTTCGTCCGACCCAAAACCCAGTTGCTGTCGTGGTTGAAAAGCGAACGGACATCGCCGGACAACTGATCGTCGAAAGCGCCGGGCATGATCCGCTCGAAATTGTCGGTGAACAGCTCAAACTCCGTGCCCGGATCGCCGGCCCGATAGAAGACGGCGCCGTAGCCCTCGATCGCCGGCGGTGCCCCTTCTGCCCGCTGGATTCGCAAGCCGGCCGCGGCCGCCTGCAGGTATCGCCGTTCAGCTTGCGCCGCTTGTGGAATCGCTGGCATCGTTGCCTCCCGCGTTGTCGCCGGACTCGCCGGCGGTGGTCATGTTCAGCGGCTGCAAGAATGTCTCGCCTGCGCCGCCAGGAATCGGATTCAAATTGAACCAGCCGCGGACCTCGTCCCTGGAGAAGATGCCCCACTGGACGCCCTGCGCGCCGACAGTCATCACGGTTTGCGTGTCAGCCCACAGCAGCGCAGCCACGTTGTAATCGCAGTAGTGAGTTCGCTTCACTCGTTGCTGTTCGGTCAGCAACTTGAGGTTGCATTCGGATTTGATCGCCGCCAGCCAGTACGACAAGGTCTCATCGTGATACGCCCGGCGTGCCGCCTCTTCGGAGTTGTAGGAGATCGACTCACTGACGCCCAACCGCGAAGGCGCCATACGGTAGAACCTCGCCACGTTGCGGACTTCCGCCTCGGCCGTCTCGCCGGCCTGCGCGTCGTCCGGGCTGACGGTGGTCTGATGCCACTTGAAGCCGTCGCGCAGGACCAACGCGCGAAAGCTCTGGTCCGCGCCGGAGCGGTGCTTTTCGATCGACTCCTGAATCTTGGCCGTCGCCTTGTCCGACGCGCCGGGAGGTACCTGGAGAATCCCGCCGGCGTGGCAGCCACTCGAATAGAAGCGGGAATTGAACTTGCGCTGGGCCAGCTGCAGGCCGATGTTGTGCCGCGCCGCCTTGAGCGGCCCAAACGCGTCGGCGTCGTCAATGGCAATGTTTTCGATGGCGAGGACGTCGTCCGGGTCGAATGCTTCGAGGCGGCCGCCGATCTCCGAGACTACCCACAGCCGATCGGCCACGCTCGCGTACCACGTCCTGTCCGGCAACAGGTTGTACAGCCCGACCGGCCGGCCGGCTGGATCTCGTTCAATCCAAGCCCACCCGCGCGGCCAGATCAACCCATGCAGCAAGAACCGACGCCAGAACACGAGGGCGGAAAGTTCTCGATTCGCCCGGCCGTAAGCCTGCGAAATCAACAGCCAAGCCGGGTGATCCGTCGCTTCGCGGCGGCCCTCGCTGCCTCGCTGGTAGATCTCCAGAGGCAGCTTAGAGACGTCCCCGCTGATCATCCCAACCGCCTGCCAGATCGCCGGGCAAGTCAACGCCCTGGCGGCCGTCACAGACTCGCCGGCGTCGCTGCTCTCGGACCAGCCAAGATCCTCCCAGGCCGACGGATCGGACAGGGACACGGACGGATTCTCCAACGTGCGACGCTCAGCTCTCGCCCCGCGCCGAACCAGGTCGTAACCGCACAGCCTAGCGAGTTTACCAAGCACCACTACAAGAACTCCACGTCGTGATCGTCCGAGTCGTACCAAGTGGGCTGCTCGCCGTCGCCGGCCGTCGCCAACCCAAAGGCCATAATCGCCGCAACCGCTCCATCAATCGTCCGATGGTCCCCGCGTTTCTGTCGGACAGGTCGCTGATTCCCGTTGCAGTCCTCGTAGCATTTCAGGTGCCCCAGCTGCCACGTCAGGATCGGGTGTCCGTTGTGCCGGATTTTCTTTTCGCAGATCAGCCGGCCAAACGTCTTCATCGGCTGCGAGAACTGCAGGATCGTCTGCCGAAACTGAATCCTTTGCAGCCCGGTCTTCTTGGCGATGTTCTGGGTCAGCCACTCCGCCTGAAACAACGCGTCAAAGCAAAACGACTGGACGTCGAACAACTCGCACAACCCCAGCAGATCGGCCTCGACCGTGTCGAAGTCGATCGCATCGCCAGGCGTCAACTTGATCAGTCCCGCGTCTGCCCAGTACTGGTAAGGCACCTTTGCCCCCAGTCGCGTCGCCTCGCTTTCCGGAAGCCAATAGTAGGGCAGCAACCAAAATACCTCGCTTTGTTTCGGGTCCGGAAACACGAACACAGCGGACGACGTGTCGTGATGCGTGGCCCCGTCAAACGCAAACCAGCACGGCCACCCGCGCAGATCCTCCGGCCGGAAATCCTCGTAACAGTCGATCCGCTTGCGACTGCGCCCCCGCGCCGGTGTCCCCGAGTCCCAACGCTGGATCCCGCCCAGCTTGTCCACCCACGCCGACTCGGCAGTCTTCCAAATCCCCAGCCGCAACCGCAACCAGTCGGACCACTGGGTTGGGTCCTGGACGGCCGCCTGGTAGTCCGCGCGAAAATCCGACAGCTTGAGAATCGCGCGCCGATCCGTGCCCAAGCTCGGATTCGCCTTTAGCCAGGTCGCCTTATCGTGCGGATCATCTTCCGGATCCGCCGCCCAGATCCGTCCCAAGAACTGATCGTCCGACTGTCGCCCCTCGTTGACCGCCTTGGTCCGGTCGTGCTGCGTGCGACAGATGGACTCCATCGACGCCCCGGCCGTCGTGATCGCAAAGAAAAGCCCCTCCGGCTGCGCCGCCAGCATCCACCGCAGCGTCCCCCAGAACTCCCAGTCCGTCCACCGGTGCAGCTCGTCGGCGAGACAGTGCCCGTTGAACCCGTCCGCCGTCCGCGCGTCCGCCGCAGCGATCGACCATTTCCCGCCAAGGATCGGATACTCAATTGTTTTGTACCCATCCTGTGTCCGAATCTTCGAAACGCGAGACAGCGCCGGCGACGCCTCGACCATCTGAATCGCCGCCCCATGTACGATCGCCGCTTGTTTCTTCGCAGTCGCCGTGGAAAAGATTCGAGCCGATTGGTTGCCGTCCCCAAACAGCAGATAGCACCCCACCGCAGCCTGCAGCGGTGACTTGCCGTTTTTCTTCGGAACCTCGATGTAGGCCCATCTAAATCTTCGGACGACTTGCTGCCACTCGTCAGAATACCGGACCCAAGAAAACAGCCGGAACAAGAAATCCCGCTGCCAGTCCTGCAGGACAAACGGCTTGCCGCGCCACGCCCCTTCGACCAAACAACACCGCGACTCAATCCAATCGATCGCATGCTGGCCGCGCTCCGGCACCATCCAACACCCGTTCAGCAGCGCCCGTTCGTCAGCCGTCTCCCCGTCCCCTTGGCGCAAGTGTTTCGCCCAGCCTTGCCGCTTGGCCCAGCGTTTCAGTCCTAGCAGTCGAGTACTCTGGCGGGTAGTAGTCACGGATCACTTAGGCGGCCTGTGCTGTTCGTCGTACCGCGTCTTTTCGTCCGCGGCATCCATCAACATCCCCGCCGGATCATGCCCCTTCGTCCCTGGTCCCCGCTCCGGCAACAGCCGAGATTCCGAATGCGGTGTCAGTCCGAAGTGAGCCCACAACCGCAACAGATTCTTGTGGGCCGTACCCATCGCGCGGACCTGTACCGACTCCGATTCGTACCCCGTTTCCGTGACCGTCGTCCACCGCGAAATATCCTCTCCAAGCCAAACCTTGAGCGTCACGTAACACGACCATTGATCGCACAGCGTCTCGAGCGCCTCCAGATGCAACGGCGTCAACACTCGTTTGTTCGTCAACAGCGCCGCAATCCGAACCCAGTACTCCCGCCCGTATCCCTCCAGCCGTTCCGGAGGTTCCGGCGGAACCGAGTACGGCGCAGGGTCCGCGCCGCCGGCCGCCGTCCCGGCTCCCGCCTTTTCCGTCGCCTCTGCAACGGCGACCTGGTGCCCAGTGCGTTTGCGAACCCCCCCACCCATCGTTTCCCCAAAAAATTCACGGATGAC